GGGCTGTAATGAGTTCGGAAAAAACCTACGAGTCCCCAGTCGGAGCAACCTAATAACTATTAATAAGTAACCCTTAATATCTTTTATATACCTAAAAATAGCCTTGTCAAGTGTTTTTTTTAATTCGTTGTATAATCAAGGGGTAGACCTCTTGCTTTTGGGTCACATCCGAAGTCATCCTAGGGGTGACTTTCACAAAGCCATCTTATCGGTGGCTTTTTGGCTATCCGTTCCAATGTGGGCTATTAAGGTCTAATTTGTCAATTAAGGCACGGTAGCCTTCGGCTATCTCCTTCTCGCTTCCGTATCGCTCTCGCCACTCCTTTGGGCTTCTATGGAAGGCTAAAGCCCCATTCTCTCCCGATTGGTGATGAGCATAGCACAAGGGAATCGTACCCCCAATATGAGGAGCTCTCTGCCCCATACCCATTCCCTCTCGGATATGGTGTATCATCGCAGGAGATTCAATCCCTTCGGTTCTACAACAATAACAACCTAGCGTGGCTAACTTATCTAGGTATTCTTTTTCTTCTTTTAACAAGCCCATCTCTTGAGAGCCGCCGCTTTACGAGTGGGTCTTCCCTTTTCGTCTTTCATCGGGCCAGGCATCCCACTCATTCTTGCACAAAAGGATTTCTTTCGTGGGCCACCTTGGGGTTGAGGGGCTTTGAGATTAGAGCCTGTGGCTCGATTGTATTTGGCTCGGCCTTTAGCGGTGAGTCCTGCACCCCTAGATACGGGTAACTTCTCTCCACGACCTACGGATAAACTAACTGACTTTTTCTTCGCAGCCACAATCATCTCCATCAGTATTGATTTCATCCAACACGGCAATCATCTTACCGAAGTCGGCTGATTTGCTTTTCCATTTGTTCCAAGACTGTTTGCCTTGATACATTACTTATTAACCTTTTTTGGCATTGGAATTTCCATATCTTCAATTTTCTTCAAGCGATTCTTGGGCAACGGGTCTAATTCCATTTCCTCAAATTCATCTCCTGGAAGTGTTACACCATACTTGGCGGACAATAAGGCATCTCTCTCAGCCTTTTCTTGTTGCTTTCTTAGGGCTTCATCTAATTCTTCTTGAGTGTATTTAAAGAAATCTTTTCTTGGTTTTAGTTTTTGTTTTTCCTGATAACGACCGTCATCCATCATATTCTTTTTAGCCATTAGATTCTCCCTTAACTTATAATATCACTTCTTCTTTTTGCTCTTTCCAGCAACGGATAGGGCTATGGCAATGGCTTGTTTTTGGGGTCTCCCTGCCTTGATTTCCTTCTTAATGTTGGCACTGATAACCTTTTGTGACTTACCCTTTTTGAGTGGCATAAATGTCTCCTATGAGACTATTTTACACCCATCGTTGGGTTGGGAGCTATCCTGATGTCGGGGTTCTCAAATGTCCAACACTCCCTTGTTTCATCAATAAACACGACCCATAGCAAATGGTGGTCTTGGGAGTAGTCAATGACAAGGTGACACCAACCGTATCCCTTGGGGGTTTGTAGGTAAATAGGGGGGTTCAGTTGGGTAATCATTCGCCTATCTTGGTAAACTCTTTCAAGTCAAAGACGGTTTGAACTTCCCAATCATTAACATCGTTTCGGTCTTTTCGCCCACCGACAATGTATTTAACCGTCTCGGTTCCGTCTAGGTCTTTGTAGTAGATGCCTTTCTCTGGGAAGGACATCACAATAAGCATCGGTATATCAGACATCTTTCGTATGTTTCTAAGACACCAATACTTGTGGGAAGTGATGAAGGGGTCGGAGTAATATTTGTATCGGTTTTTGATTTCAATAAAGGCTTTGGCTCCCATATTGGAATCTACCATTACATAGTCAAAGACATAGGTATCCGACATCTTTTCTAGTTTTAATCCAAAGTGTTTAGCCACTTCTTTAGCGGTGACATCTTCGGCATCTTTATCTTTTTGGGTGTAGTAGTTTCGGTTCATCAGAACTCCAAGGGTTTATTATACTCCTTTTTCTCCGCCTTATCAACGAAGATGGGCATATTGAAAGTGATGCCGTGTTCGGGGTGCGTAAGCCACATCGCTTGTTGGGGGCGTTCAAATGGGAAGTTGTGCGAGTAAGCATATTCATCGTAGCCCTTTAACGCCCCGTTGATGATAATTTTCTTCATAATCACGAGCTGATGGAAGTGACCACAAATGAGTGTGTCGTAGGGTTTGCCAATCTGAGCATCTCGGTTGCGTTTCTTGGAGTCACCTCTTGTTACGGGGCCAATCGCACCAATGATGGAATCTCCCCCTGAGAATTGGTCTCCGTGAGTGAGGAGATATTTATGCCCATAGATGGAGTAGTTCACATCGGTTCCGTCTGAGATAGAAAAGGTCACTCGCTTGTCGTGAGCAAACTCTCTTGCTAAGAGACAACCCAAGAGCCAATCAAAGTTTTCAAAGGCTCGGTTCTTGTGCGTAGGTTTGCGTGTGGTTCTTCCGTGATTACCTGTCACCACAGGAACAAAGACCTTACCAAACTTATCGGCATAGATTTTGATAGCCCAAGACAACCGTCCTGCTAATCGTAGTAAGGTTGGGAACATCGGTATCTCGTTGGTCTTGGCGAGTTCTTCGTGAATATCTCCAGAGAACATATCGCCCCCCAAAGGAAACACAAGCCCATCGTATTTTGGGTTAGCCAAGTGGTTAAAGAGAATATCAATAGAGTTATACACTAGGTTCTGTATGCGTCTGTCCGCAATCTCTAGGTTATAGTCATTGCAGTATTCAATCTGGGCTGGAAAGACTTTCTCGCCGTAGTGCCAATCACTTGCAAAGATGGTAGGAATCCCTAGTGTCTTAGACGATGTTTTCTTATTTGCCAATAACCATTTAGGGGGTTCTACTTGTCCTTCTGAAATCTGAAAGATTTTGCTTTTAATTTCGGTGGCAGAAAATTCGTGAGCAATGTTGTCACGCAGTTCTGCTTGGAGAGCCTGAACCTCTCCCGTCAAAAGAATTATTTTTTCTTGGTCAGAAAGTTTACCGCTTTTAAGCAGACTCGCCCTGCGTTTCTTCCTGTCCTCTCTCCTCTTGCCGTGTGTCACTTCCCTCTGGCTCATACTTCTCCTTTAAATTATGTGCAACTAGCACATCGCTAAATATTTTGTAAACCTCATCTCCTGTGAACACCCACTTCGTGTAGATGCTGTCGTCAATGAGTGCGGCTAATGCCTTTTCAACTTGCTGTTTAGTGGTATACATACGATTATAGTTGCACCAAAAGTGTTGCATTACAACAAAAATCCCCTAGGAAGGGGATAATTGTTTACAAGTTAAGGAGAAATGTAGTTAAGCGAGGGGTTTCTTCTTTCCACGACCGACCATTCCAACTCCCATAGGGTCTTGGACTTCGGCTACGGTAAGGGGATTACCATAAGCAAGGGCGGGGTTGGCTTTGGTAGACCAAAGATTTGCTTCAGCACCTGGTTTATTCGCAACGGCATCATCAAACCCTTGTGGGGTTAGACCATAACCTTTGCCATCAATCTTTTTAATCGCCATTATTTTTTTCCTTTAGACATTTTCTTTTCAATTTTCTTAAGAATAGCTTTGTCTTTTTTAACATCGGCTTTGGCGGACATTCCTGGTTTATCTTTCTTGATGTCCTCTTTCATAAAAGCCTTTTTAATCGCAGGTGATTTGCCCTTGAGCAAAGCGGTATCCTGCTTGATGTCCATTGCTGTATCGTGATATCTTTTCATAGTTTTAGACTCCCTAAAAGTATGATACCACCTATGCTTTAAGGCTTTCAAATAGGGCAATTCTTCTGCCAATCCAACGCATAACAGGAACTGCCATAGAGTTTCCCAAGGCTTTGTATCGGTGTCCATCGGGGCATTGTTCTTTGGGTCTTTTGCCATAGGGAATCTGAGTCCAATTGTCAGGAAAGCCTTGCAGCCTTTCACATTCAACAGGGGTTAATCTACGCACTCGCATTGTGTTTTCTGTCTGTCTGACGAATGGCACATTACCGCCGCCTGTTCCCCATCTTGCTGAAACAGTATGAGATATATCTCCCATTTGCTTTACTCGGCTATCGGCTGGATGGTTTTCATAAACATTAGATTCTTTAATTTCAACAATAGAAGCGTGAGCCGCATTATCTTTAGCGAGGGTGTGGCAAGGGTCACCGACTTCTCTGTTTTGTCTATTGATTGGAGCTGTTATTTGGTATAGGTCGTATGGGACTGCTTTTCTAGGGTTTGTTTCAGCAGAGGCGGTAATTCCTTTCCTCGCTTTTCGGCCCTTCGGAGTATGCCCGAACACGCTAGTTGGCTCAAATAATACTGCGGTGGCAGGTCGCCAATCTCCAAGATATCCGACAACAAAGACTCGTCTGCGTCTTTGGGGGACTCCGAAGAACTGAGCGTCCAAGACTCGGTAAGCGATACCATACCCGATTTCTGCCATCGCTGTGAGGAAGGAAGCAAAATCTTTTCCTGAGTTAGAGGACAATACTCCAGGGACGTTTTCCCAGACGAACCATCGGGGTTTATACTTTTCAGCAATGGCAACATAGGTAAGGGCCAAGTTGCCACGAGGGTCATCCATTCCTTTTCTGAGTCCAGCGATTGAGAAGGATTGACAGGGGGTTCCGCCAACAAGTAGGTCAGGGGCAAGGTCATCGTTCCACTCCTTAAAATTGGTCATATCCCCTAAGTTGGGAACAGACGGGTAATGATATTTCAAAACTTCATTTGTAAACTTCTCTATTTCAGATACACCGACACATTCAAATCCTAGGTCGTGCCAAGCGACACTCGCTGCTTCAATGCCTGAACAGACCGAAAGAAACTTCATAGGGACTCCTATGAGTTAATTCTGACCTGCCACAAACCCAATAGCAAGACCCAAAACCGTTCCCCCTAGACCATACTTTAACTTCGCCTCATACATCGCTTGTTGGTAGGCTTTGGTGGCTTCTAACTGCACACGATAGGCTTTATCCTTATTATCTAGGGCTAGTCTAAGTTGTTTGTTTTCATCATTTAGAGATACAATGCTTTGGTCTCTGAGTTCAATGGCTTCTTTTTGGGTGTTTATAACCGCTTTAAGCCCTTCCACATCTTCAGGTAGGGGTTGGTTGAGTTTCTTATCTAACTCTTTAATCTTGGCTTCTAATGTCTTTCTTTGACTCGCAATCTTATCGGCTTCAGCTTTCTGCCCATCGGATAAGACGGAGAGTTGCCTCGCTTGTTCCGTTAGTTTCTTTCCTCTTTCTTCTCCGAAAGAGTGACCCAAGATAAAAACGAAAGAGATGAGGATAGTTCCTATTACTATTTTATAGACCATTGGTGATTGTTCTCAATGTAGTCAAGTGCGTGGACAAGTTGTGAATACTCTTTCTTCATTGTATCAAACGCATCTTTGGAGATTTGGTCTTGGGGTCTGCGTGAGTGACGAGCCAAAAAGAGTGTAGTCTTCAATTCCGCTATGCGGTCTTTCATCTGTTTAATAGTCATAGGTGATTCAGATTAACACCACTTACAGGTGTCAATTCAAGTGTTAAAAAGGCGTTGATTTTCTAGGGATTTATTCAAACAAATTAACACCCAAAGCATTTTTTATTACCAAATCTGCAAGGGCATTGCTAATTCTTTCTTTCTGTAATTTCTCATATTCAGGATTTAATTCACAACCCAAATACTCCCGACCATTTTTTATGGCTACTTCAGCAGTTGTGCCTGAACCCATAAAGGGGTCAAAGACGATATCGTTAATTCTGCTTCCAGCAAGAACGCAAGGTTCTATCAGTTGAGTTGGGAAGGTTGCAAAATGAGCTCCTTTGTAGGGTTTGACGGCTTGAGTCCAAACGCTTCTCTTGTTAGCCATAGGATATTCTTTGCTGACATTCCCTGACTTTGTAGCGTGTTTGGGGTCATCACTATCTCCATATTTATTCCAGCCAAATCTTATACCCTGACTTTGTGATTTTGAAGGTTCTTTAATGGCTTCGTTGTCAAAGTAATACTGAGGATTCTTACTCATAAGGAATATGTATTCGTGGGATTTAGTGCATCTATCCGTAACCGATTCTGGCATTGGATTAGGTTTAGCCCAAATGATGTCTTGCCTTAGATACCATCCGTCTGCTTGTAGGGCTAGAGCTACTCGCCAAGGGATACCAATTAGGTCTTTACCCTTTAAGGAATCAGAATTAAACTTTGGTGCGGGTTGATACTGATTATTTCTGCCACGCAAAGTATCCCCACCCAAACTCTTATTCCCCCTTGTGCCATTATGAGGAAAATAACTATCACCAAGATTCAGCCACAGCGTTCCGTCATCGGCTAGTAAGTCTCTAACGCATCTAAAGACTTCGACCATCTTATCCACATAGGTTTGAGATGTTTCTTCTAATCCAATTTGTAAATCAATTCTTTTAGCACCACACTTTTTACATAAATCTTTATAGTTATATTTTTGAGTCCCAACATTTGTATTTTGCTTTTTAGAGCTTTCACCCCTACCGCCAAGATATTCTTTATGATCGCAATTATCACTACCGCCTGACCATTGTGCAGTTCCATAATCTCTTAAACCAAAATAAGGCGGTGAAGTAACGCAAGTTTGAACTTTAACCCCCTTGGCTATAAGGTCTTTCATTGTCTCAACGCAATCACCGAAGATGATTTGATTCATAAGTTTATCTCGTAGATCGTAATTGTAAAACTAGGTTCAACGAAGTCAGCCCAGTATTTACTAATCTCTAGTTCGATGATCTGTTTGTCATCTACAAACACAATCTCATTGATGGCATCTAAGATAGCCTTCGCTAGGTTGTCCACGTCAGGGGTCTGTGCGTGTTGCTTGGTCTTGTTGGATTTGGGTCTACGAATATAAATGCTGAGTTTAACTCTTATGGGGTTAGCCGTAGGTTCCTTCTTGCCCATTGATTGGGTAGCCCAATCCGAAACGAGCTTCTCAAAGTCTCTCGTAGGTTTTGGGGTATAAGCCCCACCCCACTTAGAGAATCGTGGTCTACCCTTGGGCTTGACATCGCAAACCATCACACCTGAAAAGAAAGCCATTACTTAATCCCTTCAGGATAAACAACCTGATAGATGCTAGGCAAAGAACGATGGTTGTCATAGATACTTGGGTGAACGAATAATAATGTTGTGTGTAAGTCATTTCGCCCGAACACGATGTCAAACTTCTCTTTGGTAGATAACAAATCCACAGACCACAAATCGTTTTCGTGAATGAGTTTGTGTTTAATCTTTTCCAACTTGGTCACCTTGCTATCATACTTCCCATATTCTTTTCTGCGACTCCAAATCAGCGTATCTAAGTCTTGAATGACACGCACATAGTGATAGAGTGCTTTAGCCCTTTGGGGAAGTATCCATACGCAATTATCAAACTTCTCTACGCCCAGTTCCCACGCTTCGTTGAAATACTCAACAGAAAACAAAGGAGTAGAACCATATTTGTGATTGGGGGCACACTTTTCACACACATAGATGCCCAAGTGGAAATCCTTATTACACTTCAGGGACTTAAACTTTTTATCGGGGTGGTTTTTTAACGATTGGCAGTCATCACAAATCCACGACTCTCGGTTCATCAGGATTCCACGACCCTCAGTTTTGTCAAAGTCTGAGTAATAATCCGTTGTGTCGGCTCGTTTAAGCCGTTCTTGTTGGTTGTGCCACTCTATGTCGGCTAGTTCTCTAATGTCTAGTTCGGGGTTGTAGGTTTTCATTTATCTTCTCCTTTGAGATAGGTTGTAATAGCATTGATAATACTATATCTACCTTTGGTATAGCCAATCAAGTAAGACATCACGCTTGGGTGGTTCTTTAGTGCGTGTTGGTCTAAACCTAGTTTTTGTGCGACTTGCGTAGTCTCATCTCTAGCGTCAGCCATTTCTTTTTGTAAAAGCTCATAGTCTTTAATCAGACTTTTAATCTCGTTGGTTTCTTGAGTGAGTTGGTCTATCTTTTTCATAATAATCCTTGTAGAGAAACAATGCCTTTGGGTCGTTTAATCTGCTCGGTGGGTGGATGTTGTTCCTGGTGGAAAAAGGGAGACTTAGAGTGGCAGTATCTTTCCTCTGCGATGTAACACTCATAAGCCCCACAAGTGAGCCGACAAGGAACATATCCTAGTCTGTCAGGTTGGTTCATTGATTGCAAGAAGGGTTCGTCTGAGGTTCGGTTTTCAAACTGATCAATTTTCTCATAGCCATAGAAAACTTCTCGGCAGATAGGACACCGAATAGGTCGGGTTCTGCAACGACCATCAACTATTTTGTTTGGGTTCGGCTGACTGAATAGTTCTTTGGGTGTCATCAATGAGTTCCTTTGCTTGTCGGATAAAGTCCAAGACTTCTACATCTCGGTCATTCTTCGGGGTTGGGTTTAGAAATACGGACATCATCGGCATACGCACTTTCCTAGTTCGTGATGCTTCGTCAATCCGTTCTTTGGTATAGAGTTCAACGGCATTAGTTAAAATGTTTTCATCTAGTTTGCCTTCTTCAAACCGCACTTCCTTGAGCAGTAGTTTCCACTTAGCCCAAGCAGTTTCTTTAGAGCCGCTAGAGGAAGCTAAATAAACTTCATCTCTGCGTAGCCCTAGATTTTCAGATATTTTCCTTAGCCTTAATAAAGTCTGAGCATAGACTTTCCAACTATATTCAAAGGCTTCGCTGTATTTCTCAATCAATATGGGCATTTGCCACTCCAAGTTTTTAAGAATGGGCAGAGTCGCTGGGATACCCCTCGTCTGCCCATCTTAGTTTACATCAGTTAAAAAGGAATATCATCTTCCGTTGGGGGCTTGGGGCCTTTGTCCAACTTAGCCATAGCAATCTTGTATTCGGGGCTATCGGCAATCTTTTCTTGGTAATACTTCGGCAACTTGTTAAAGATTTCCAAGTCAAACCGACCCAAGTCAAAGAACAAGGGTTCGTTATGAGGTTCAGGAACAGTCGTTCCCTTTAAGAGTTTGCCTACTGATGAGATATAGGCAGAGGTTCCCCCATCTTTTCTTGGCTTGTGGACAACATCAATAATCGCCACCTTGCCTAAGATTTGCTTGAGGTCAAACTCCTCAAAGTAATCGGGCAGATTGGCATTGATGAGAGCCGATACTACGGGGCGTAGTTTAGACTTCTCTCCGAGAGAGCAAGTATAAATACCCGTAATGATTTTGGGTTTACCCTCAGTCGTTTGCTCGTTCGGTAGTTCAAAGAACAGAGCTAACTGCGGGGTTTGTTTGGTTTCGCCTTGCCAAGTTGTGACTTGAGTTCCCAAGTCAATCACTCGGTAGCAACGACCAATGGTGGGGCCTTCAGGTGCTATCTCAAAAGGTTTTGAGTTAGAAGGCGAGGAAGAAAAAGTGAGTGCCATAATAGGCTCCTTAAAATAAGCGAGGGTTTGATACCCCTCTGGGTTGTATATATAGTTTAACTTGGAAATATCTTGGGAACAACATATTTATGCCAAAACTCCGAACACCTTTCATACATCTGTTGTTCTAACTTCTCATCTCTGCTTATCACATAGTGGTCGTGGTATTCAGAGCCGTTCATTAAAACGGCGAGTTTCCAATAGGGTAGGTCGGTTAAGAGCATATACCAACGGCATTGATATTCGTAGTCAATCGGAACTTTGTTATCCCACATCTTCTTGACTGAGGGCGAACAGACTTTGGCGGTCTTAATCTCTAGCCCATATTCCCATTTTTGGGCTTGATTAACGACAATTCCGTCAGGGTTGCCAATAATCCAATCTTCCTTGCCTTGTATAAAGCCAGGCTCTATCACTTCTACGCCATTGGTTTCAGCATAATGACTTCTGATGAGGCTTTCTAACTTCGTTCCCCACAACATCTTCTCGTTCTGTTCTATCGGCTGAGACAAGCCTAACTTATCTTCATAAACATCTTTCATTGTCCCCCAATGCGAAAGACCCATAATCTTGGAGACATCAGTTCCTGTAATGCCTTGCTTTCGTTTGAGTAGCCATTCGGCTTTATTCATATTTCCTCATAAATCGTTTTATGTTCTTGAGAATACGCAAAACTTCAGCCTCGGTTAAGAGGCTGAGGTCTAAATCTGGGCGATACTTTTTAACGAGTTTCCTCGCTTGATAGTGCGACATCAATAATTTCCTCACGCTTAAATGTAGCATAATCAAGTTCATCTATGGTGCGTTGCAACCAATGAGGCATTGAGGTCTGCTTGATGATAGCCTCTACTTCGCTATCGCCTCGTGTCTCGTCTGCGATGGCTTTGAGTGAGCCGTCAGCAAGTCGGTAAAAGTATTGTGCCGAATACAATTCACCTTTAGGTCGCCCGATTTCGGCGTAGGTAATCAGCACTAGGTTTTTGGAGTTATCACCATAGAACATCAGGTTCGTGTGGTGATGGTAGTTGGTTTTTTTGCTCATTTGAGCTCCTTCTATGAAAGTAGTTTGGAAAGTATAATACCAAGCACTACGCCTGATACCAAGTAGAAAAGATTATTCTTTGAGTAAAGTTCTTTGTATTTAATATAGTCGTTCATCGGTTCCTCTCGCTATCTTTCATTTCAATTATGATATAGATAAACTTATAAAACACTTTGAATATCAATAAGCATAGGGCTATGGTTAGCAATAATTTCATACCTTCTCCTCTCCTGGATAGCCCTCACCCTCAAAGGGTTCAAGGCGTTCTTGCTGGTCGGCTACTGCCTTAGCCCACTCAAACTGCGAGATATAGTCGGGCTTGTCTGCTATCGCCTTTCGCAACATCACACTTGCCGCCTCTAGTTCTTTGGCAAAATTGTGAGCCTCGCCCTCGTTCGGCAAAAGTATTACAAAAGAGAAATGTTCCCCCCTCAATGAGACATACCCATTAAAAGTTTTTCCCTCAGTTTTGACGACACTTATTTGTGTCATAAAGCACCTACCTTTCTGCCCTTTTGGGCTTGATTAACGATAATACTGCTGACGAAATTGTGCAACACTTTCTTTTGTTTGCTCGTAATCCTTGTAATCATTAGAGTTATGGCACGATAAACATTTAATAATCATCTTCTTTATGCCCCAAGTCTTGCCCACAAGCGTTTCCTTATCTTCAATCGCCTTGTATCGCAAGGCTTTCACGCCACACTCTCTGCAAGGGATAAGCGATAGATGATACTTTGACGCTATCAATTCGTGCCTCGCTTAATAAAGTGCAGATAGGCGAGATACTCTTTCAAGTCTGAGTAGCTCCAATCGTCTATGGTTTCGGGCTTGTATCCCAATAGACTAATAATCTCTTGTTTCTCTGTTATATTCATTTTTTACTCCTGGCTTGAGTTTGCATAATTTCTGTTTCAACCTTCGTTTGCTCACCAATTTGCCATAAAAATCTTGCGGTGGCAAAAGCACACACAAGGATAAGCGTATAAATAATCGTTTGCAAAGCCTCATTCAGGGTTTCAAGTTTAGTTTTGAGTGTCATTTTTTCTCTCCACAAATAGGTGACTTTTTAACAATGTTGTATAGCCC